TGGTAGTTTCTATTTGTTGTATTTCTAATGCTTGATTTAAATTAATTGTATATTGTATAATTGAATTAAACCTTGCTAAAAAAGCTTCAGCAGGAGCAGGAGCATTCATTAAACTTGGAGGTGTTGGTAATCTAATCATCTAAAACTATCCTCTGTTGCATTAATTCTAAAATCACCAATTGACCATTCATCATTTGTACCATTACTTGAATATTTAATGGCTATTTGTCTACCTTTTACTCTTGTACTTACTTTTTGTGTAGATGATGTAATTGTAAATGGTCCTTTTGTAACCTCTGTTCCATTAGGATATTTTTTACATTTAAATTCAACCTTAAGATTTGTATCAGTTGTCATAGTTGCATCTGGCACAATCTTATCAATCAAATATGTTCTGTTACCAGTTTCATCAATTTCAAGTTCACCACTTTCAATAAAACAATTCATGGCATTTCCGTTATCACTGTTACCAGTTTCATGGTTATACAATTTAGCATCACCATCAAATGCAAAAGGTGTGTTTTTAAAACCTTGAGCATCTAACCAAACATTTCTATCAAGTGTACCAACAACCCACGTGTTTTCTGCATAATTATAAGTTATATAACTATCTGGTTCTGGGTTTACTGTTCCTAATGGATTATCCACACTTACATAAAACCATGTTATTTCATTAAATTTTTTATTTTGCCCAACAAATGTTTTATCAAAATACCTTTGTTGTATTCTATCAAATAAATAATATTTTACAGTACATGGCAATTCTTGAACTGCACCATTGTATACAAAAAAGTTACTTTTACCTAACCAATAAACATTGCCATCAACACTTATTGCACCATTTTTGGCTATAGCACCACAATTAACTCCTAATAATCTAAAGGCAAATGTAAAAGGCGGGCCAACAAAGCTCATTCCATAAACAGCCTCATCTGTGCTTATAAATGTCTCATTTTTTGTAGGTATAATTGAAACTATTTTGTTTCCTATTTCTAACCTTTGGTCGCCAGATGTATTTGTAGCTGTTGGTGTAAAATTGGTAAAATCTTCTTGGTCTGAAAATCTAACAAGCATTGGGTCTAGGGTTGTTGTACCCAAAATAGTTGTTCCTCCAACTATCAAGTGTCTATCTGGGAATGAAATTGTCATGGTTTTATTTTTTGTAGGAACACCACTAGAACCACTTATAGCAGAAACTAAAGATGCTCTATTTGTTTCTCCTGCAGAGGTATCCCAATAATATATTTGTCCATCTCTATTACTTGCTAATAAATCTTCTCCCCATAACTGTAAAGACCATTGTGTCGCTTCTAATGCAACTGTATCACTAGTTACATCTCTTGCAGTACCCCATGTACTTACATTCCAATTGTCAACTCCCCAACCAGTAGCAGTATCAGCACTTTCTATATTCATAAAATCTGCTCTACCAATCAAATATTTTATATCTACACCTGTACCTCCACCTGTAGCACCACTTGTTGCTTGTGTAGGCGATTGTATTGAGTATGAATTTGAATTTATAAATGTTATTGGATAACCATCAACTCTGTTAATAGTATTGGCAGGTACACCACCAACCGCAGTTGCTTGTTCTATAAATATAAAATCGCCATTTATTGCACCATGACTATTATCTGTAATAGTAATTGTAGTAGAATTGTTTGTTGTAACTAAAGGGTTGCTTAAGTTTGTAGACGTTTTTCTTAATGGTGTAATATCATAAAGTACACCAGAGTTTATTATATATAAATGATTATGTGTACCAAGTGCTATTCTATCAATTCCATCATCACTTGCCCTCCAAAAAACAGCATTTTTAGGTTTGCCTTGAGCTAATGTTGTACTAGAAGTATCAGCATTATCAAAATATACCTCTTGTTCCCAGCCACCTATTTTTGATGGATAACCATTTTTAAAACGTACTAAATTACCATCAACATAAAATGGTCCATTTTTGCCTGCAGAATATTCTGTAATATCTTTTACAATGCCAGAATTTAATTTTAATAACCTATAACTCAAGTTACTATATTCCCCATTCTATCACTTAATCGCTTGGCTCTGTTAGGCACTTGTTTTGCCCACTTCGAGTCTAACATTTGAATTTTAGCTTCGTCAAAGTTTTCTTCGTTAATAGCTTTTGTCATAAGAATAAAATTGCTTAATCTTGGTCTACCTAGATTATACATCATATTTGCAATAATTAATTGAACTTCTTCTGGTTTGGTATAAAAATCATCATATAAAACTGTACAATCATCAATTACCACTTCTATGTCTGCTTGAAAACACTCATCAACTCTTTCTTTTGTGACCTCTTGACCTATCTCGAAGTCGTTTTCTGGGTCTGTAGCATTACATAAATGACCTATTCCAAAAGTTTTATATCCCAAATGGTCTAAATACACCTCATATTTGACACCTTCATCTTCTATAAGTTCTTTTTTAAGGGTTTCAATATTCATTTATACCTCTTGTAAATCTTCAATACCTGAAAATGATGAATATTTAGAACCAGAAACATCTTCGCCTTCTTCAACCATTTGACAAGCAGGGCAAATATATTTAACTGTTTGAACTACTCCATCTTTTACAATAACTTGTTTTTGCATACTAATTTTACAAACATAACATAATTTCATTTTAATTTTGCCTTTTTTTTCTTTTAACTTCTAATACGTGTTTTCTATAAAAAAAATTCCCAATCTTTAGAAAAGGCTTTGATAATCTTAACCAAAACCACATCATTTTTTCATATTTTCTCTAGCTACACCTTTTGATTTTTCAAAACTTCTCATTCCGCCTAAACCTAATAATGAAAGAGTTAAAGTCATAAGTTCAGAAGTTGCTAATTTTGGTAAGATAACTGTAGGTGCCCAAATTGCTGTTGCCCATTCTGCTATAGGCATTATAAAAAATTGAGTTAAAAGTCCTAATGCACATATCCACATAATAGCAGGCCTTGAACCACTAACAAAAATACTAGGGTGTTTAGCTTGTTCTTTATTTATTTCTAATTGACCTTTTGCTAATTGCTGAGCATGTTTTTCTGCCATCGTAGCCACTAGATGAGCCAATTCGTTTTTCTTATCTTTATCTTCTATAAACTTACCAAGAAGGTTTGATACAGGTCCAATTAACGCTTGTAACATGAACATTCCTTTCTTTTAAATTTATTATCAATCCACACTTTACCATAATAAAGTATAAATAACCAAAAAGAAAAAATTACACCTTCTATATAACTTAACTCATTCCAAGCATCTAATATCATATTGTCCATTTTAATCTCCCTTCTGGTAATTTAGAGCATTTGTATTTTGTTGGTTTCCATAACGGATAATATTTATGTATTTGTCTACTTATTTGTAATGCCCTTTGTTTACATTCAAGTTTTGTTTCGTATGGTCCCAATACATCTTCAATAATCTGGCAATTATTTGGTATTCCTATAACACAAATGGTTACAAATGTTTTAAACATTATTTTTTATTCATAAAAGCAGAAGCACCCATATATGCACCTACAATACCTGCACCACTAATATAAAATAAATTAGAAATATCTGATAAAGCCTTAACTCTTTCAATATCAACAATGAACATTGCAAAAGTAAAACCACCCATAGCAATTAAACTAGCAGTTGCCATTAGTCTTTGAGAACTTTGTTTATGTAAATCATGTTCTAATTTTTTAATTTCTTTAACAGAACTCAATTCTAAATCTGAAACTACTCCATCACCATCAGTGTCATATTCATTATATTTGCTATTTTTCTGTAAAGATTTTTTCATATGCTTCTTTTACCTCAGATGCTTTAACCATTTAAAGCTCAACCCAACCTTTAGTGTTATCACTTTGATACAAATCTTCATTCCAATAATAACCTTTATCATCATCTGAGTGTGATATTGGAGGAGCCCATGACCATGTATCTGTATCTAGTGTCCAACTTTCAAAAGGTTTAGGTGTATAGAATACATCATTGTCTGCATCATAAGTACAACCTATCCCTGCAAAATTACCTCTTAATGCAACACCACCATCTAGTTGAGTTAAATTAGTATGTGGTTCATAGTGTAAACCTTGTTTTGTATTATATGATGTTTGCAACCAAACTCCATCTTGAGAGTCTATAAAATCTTGTTCTGCTACTATAACTTCTGTAACAACCCCATTAACTATTTTTGCAAAATGTGACATTTGTTTCTCTTTTACTGAAATTTATAACGTAATATAACTACGCCAGAACCACCTAAACCAGCAGAACCATTACCAGTCCAACCACCACCGCCTCCGCCAGTATTAGCTCCACCATTCGTTGAAGGCGCACCACCACCAGAACCACCAGAATTACCAAATCTACCAGCACCACCACCAGCTAACGAAACACTAGAACCAGTTATTGAACTTGCCAATCCAGCACCACCATTCCTTGTGCTTCCTGCCGCACCAGCACCACCTCCACCTCCACCTTCATTATTGCCTCCATCAAATCTTGCTCCATTATTACCTTGACCACTTATACCTGTACCTGCATTTGCATTTTGTGAGCCACCACCAGAGCCACCACTTCCTGCGGCATTGTCTTGACCTCCACCACCACCTCCACCAGTAGAAGTTATGCCATTCCATACCGAGTTTCCACCATTATTACCAGTACCATAGTTAGGAGCCATATTAACAGTACCACCAGCACCTACAGTAACTGAATAGTTACCTGTACTTGGTTGTGTAAATCCTGTAACGTATCTTCTACCTCCTGCACCAGCTCCACCAGAAGACCCTGCACCACCTCCACCACCACCAGCTATGATAAGATAATCC